GACTGATCCTCCAATTACTAATGAAGCCAGAGAAGTTCTCAACACTAAACTTTTAAAGATTAAAGAAGAACATCCTGACGAGTTTCAAAAACTTCTTGATTCTTATAAAAAAGAATTTGGTGTTAAGAAAATTAATCCAATTACCACAGCTAAACAAGGAGCGTTCCTTGCTCATGCTATTTCCAAAATAGATGAGAGCTTATGAACGAAGAAGAACTTGTAAAACGTGCGAAAAATGAAGTCTTAGCAGAACTCTTTCTTCGCAAGCAGCAACGTAAAAAAGACTATAACAGAAATGTTCTTAGTGTCAGAACTAATGATGAACTTGCTGCTAAAATAAGAGACCATTGTTCAAAAAACAAAATCTCTACAAATCAATTTTTTAAAACCCTACTACTTAAATTCTTTAAATAATTATGGCTGATACACAATTCAATCCAGCACTTCCTTTACCAATCAAATGGTCTATAGGAGATGATCGTTTTAATGAAGGCCAACAGGTCTTGGGTTTAACAATTCCTGTTGACTCTGTTACTCATTTGATAGATCATTTACAAAACCTTGTAAACACAAAAGCTAAAGAAAACGAAGTTTATGACTTTAAACAAAAAAAGAAAATTAAAACTCAATGTGTACAAATCTACTCTAAAGCGATGGATGGACAGTACGGAGTGTTCGGTAACATTAATCCTCAAAAAATAGAGGATGCACCAAAAATAGACGAACTACCATTCTAATAACGAGGCATTTGGCTTTCCGTAAGATTTCCCAATGTAAGCCCTCACTTTTTTTATCATGCGACAAAAACCTTAATATTCATTTTAAAATTATAAATGGTGTTAGATATTGGATTACACTGCCACCAGTGTCTTATCAAAAATGATTAAACCAAAAGATTCAGTTATTAAATTACGCAAACTAAAACAAATAAGACGTAAGAATCTTGAAAAAAACTTTTTAGATATACAACTAAAAGGGCAAGACCATTATGTTTTTATTAAAGAAAATGGTAAAGCACAAGTTGTTTTTAAAGATGGACAATGGATTGCAGAACATATAAGAACTGCAATTCTTAAATTTAATTATGAAGTAGACAAAATAGATAAATTATTAGTCAGAGATTTTACTGATGAAGAGCTTAAGGAATACGAAAAAACTTCTTGATAGGGTTAGTTTTCTTTTCTTTTCTTACC